GCATCTAATAACGATTGACAAACGGCAATAGGTTTTATTTGATATTCGCTATGAAAATAAATTGCACATTTACAGAAATGCGTGACCTGGTTAATCTCGTACCTAACCCAAAAAATTATAATAAGCACAGCGCAAGGCAAATAGAAATGCTAGCTAAGATTATGAATTTTCAAGGGTGGCGGCACCCAATAATAGTGAGCAAACGTTCTGGGTTTATCGTAGCAGGTCATGGCCGATTACAGGCAGCACAATTACTAGGCTGGGATAAAGCACCGATTGATTTGCAAGACTTTGCAGACGAGGCGACCGAGTTGGCATTTCTAGTTGCAGATAATAAAATAGCAGAGTTGGCCGAGACAGATCATCAGATGTTAATTGATATCAGCACAGAACTAGGCCCAGAGTTTGATTCTGAATTGCTGGGGTTAGATGTTGATCTAAGCATCAAAGAAATTGAAAATACATCTGAAGAGCTCAACATTGAATCGTTTGATAATTTTCAACATCAATGCCCTAAATGTGGCTTTGAGTGGAATGATAATGGCACCACTTAAAACAGGACCTTGGAATTTAACAGACCTAAAAGACGTACCTAAAAACGGCAAAAAAGTCTTCTCAATATTTCATTGCGGTGGTGGCTCTACTATGGGCTACAAACTTGCTGGCTATGAGGTTTTAGGTGGAGTTGAGATTGATCCACAAATGATGGCCATTTACAGGGCAAATCATAATCCAAAGCATAGTTATTTAATGGGCGTTCAAGACTTCAATAAAATACCTCGCGACCAGATACCAAAAGAACTATTTGATTTAGATATTCTTGATGGTTCGCCGCCATGCAGTTCTTTTTCAATGGCAGGTAGTCGTGAAAAAGCATGGGGCGAAAAAAAGAAATTTCGTGAGGGCCAAGCCGATCAAGTCTTAGACGATTTATTTTTTCACTTCATAGAAACTGCCAAAACATTACAGCCAAAAGTCGTTATTGCCGAAAACGTTAAGGGCTTACTTATGGGTAAAGCAAAGGGTTATGTAAAACAAATAGCCCAGCAATTTGATTTAATTGGTTACGACTTACAATTGTTTTTATTAAATGCCGCATTTATGGGCGTGCCGCAAAGGCGTGAACGTAGTTTTTTTATTGCTAAAAAGAAGTCTATAAAATGGCCTCGGCTAGAATTGAAGTTTAATGAAAAGCCAATATCAGTTTTTGATTCATTTAAAGGTATAAACTGCCTAGGCAAAACACTGACAGAAGATCAATTAAAATGGTGGACTTTGTGTCAGCCAGGATATTCTTTTTCTTCAGTTCACCCAAAAAGTCACTGGTTTAATGCTTACAAATTAAAGCAAAATGATATTTGTCCTACTCTTACTGCAAGCGGAGGCAATGCTGAACCCTTCCACTGGTCTGAACCTAGAAAAATATCAGATGCGGGCATGACAAGAATTCAGTCATTTCCAGACGATTACAACTATATGCAAATTGGTGCAAAATATATGTGCGGTATGTCGGTGCCGCCGTTCATGATGCAAAGGGTGGCCGATCAAGTTTATAAGCAATGGCTAAGTAAAGCCTAGACTTGCGTTTTAATAAACGTCTATGCAATTATATCTTTGAGGTTTGTCTTGGATTGTGTGCTTACAGATGAACAAAATATATTTATCTCACAATGGTCGGTTAATAAATACGATCGTAAATTCTTTTATGACCTCTACGGTGAAGACAAAGTAAAAGCATGGCTTAATGACAAATACGTTCTAATAGCCCTATCTGAAATAAAACAAAAAGATGCTGAGCAGGGCAATTTAAAAACCAATATATTAAACAGTCTTAAAGACAAGGCCGTTGATATTATTGCAAGATCACTTAACGGTGAGCCTCTACCAAAGGATCAGGTAGACACTGCGAAATGGTTATTAAAAGGCGAGAATGCTTATATCGAGGCGAAATATAAATATCGTGGTGAGCAAGACGCAAGTGGTTCATCTAACAAGACTGCAACTATTTTAGAATTTAACTATGGCAATAAAAAAGCAGATTGATTTTCTACCCCATCAGGTAGATTTTCTACAGGCAAAAGAGAAATTCGTTTTGCTTTTAGCAGGGCTTGGCGGCGGTAAATCATTTGCTGGTGCCGCATTTGCCATCAAAGAATCAATCGAAGATAAAAATACCCCTGGCCTTATCACGGCCAATACCTACAGACAGTTACAAAATGCCACACTAAACACGCTGCAAAACTTATGTGACAAGTACGATATAGATTATTCGTACAATTCACAAAAAGGTGTAGTCACTATTGCAGGGGCCAAGTGGTTCGCCTACTCGTTAGATAGTTATAACAACTTACGAGGTATTGAGGTCGGTCGGTTCTGGGGCGATGAAATGCGTGACGCTGATCCAGAGGCGTTTCAAGTTATGATGGGCCGATTGCGATACGGCAATAATTTAAAGGGTAGGCTAACGACCACGCCCAGCGGTTACGATTATTTATATGATTATTTTGCGGGCGATAAAAAGACGCCTGAGTTTAGAATGATTCACGCCACATCTATGGATAACACTTACTTGCCTGACTCATACGTCGAAACACTTAAGGCGTCTTATGATGCTAAGATTTATGAGCAAGAGGTTTTGGGTAAATTTGTCAACATCATGTCGGGCCGCATTTACTACGGATTTGATAGAGCTAAGCACGTTAGACCTAAAGTTGAAATTAACCCGCGCCATTCGGTTTATGTCGGTATGGATTTTAACATTAACCCGATGACCGCCGTCGTTTTGCAGTATTATGACGACACGCTGCACATAATTGATGAGTATTTTATTATGACCTCTAACACTAAAGAGTTAGGTTTAGAGATTAGACAAAAGTATGGGCCTGTGACGATTATCCCAGATTCTACAGGCAAGCGTATGCAAACATCTAGTGGGGGCGTATCGGATCACCAGATTTTAAGAGACTTAAACTTCAAGGTGATTTCTACACAAAACCCATTTCGCGTAGATCGATACAACACAGTGAATAATTTATTTGATAAAGGTCGAGTTGTGATAGACGCTAAATGTAGTAAGCTCATTAGAGATTTAGAGCAGGTGAGTTACAAAGATGGCTCTAGTTTACCAGATACGAATGACAGTACATTAACGCACTTATCTGACGCCTTGGGGTATGCCGCTTATTACTTGCAACCTATACTGCCAAGAAAATCAGAAATAAGAATGATACCACGATAAAGGGGCAAAATGGCAAATCCGAATTTATTAGACATGAAGGTTCGCCTTCAAATCCTATCTGAAATAAACAGCGAAGAGAATAAAGAGCGTAAAGCCGAGTCGTTAAAAAGATTTGAGATTTTGTCAGGCCGACAAGAAAAATATATAAAAGAAAAATTAGAGTCTGAGTTCTCAATTAAGACAGTTAGTGAGATGAGAAAAATCACATCTGTTAATATTTCAGAACGTGTCATTGAAGAGCAAGCGTCTATTTACCGAGATGAGCCTGAGCGATTCTTTTCTAATACAAATCCTGATACAGATTTACATATAAGAAAAATATATAAAGAGGCTAAGGCAAACGTTAAGTTAAAAAAATCAAATAAGATTTTTAAATCAAACGGCCAAAGCATTTTGCAGGTTGTACCTGTAGACGGTAAAATAGCCATTCGTGCGTTTTGGCCCCATCACGTAGATGTAATACCAGACGAGGTTAACCCAGAAAAATCATTTTGCTACATAATTTCAGTATTTGATAAATTCAATTACATACATAATAACTCAAGCGGCCAAAGCCCTGCGAACGTATCTCGCACACTTGCAACGTCAGGCCCCTACACCGATGGGCAAAATCAAATGATCGGTGACGGTGACGATTATAAACTATCGATGCAGCGTTATGAAGTGTGGACTAACGAATTAAACTTTATAATGAATGGCAAGGGCGAGATAGTAACCGAGTCGGTTGATAATCCTATTATGGATTTACCATTTGTAGACGTGTCGATTGATAAAGATTTCGAGTTTTGGATTCGTGCCATAAATAACGTTTTTGATTTTACAATAGATCAGGCCGCCATGCTTTGCGACATTGCGACGATTATTAAGCTACAAGGTTATGCACAAGGCATTATTTCAGCTGAAGAGATGCCGACCAATTTAACCGTAGGCCCTAATAAATTATTGTTTCTACAATTAGATGGCAATAAAACGGTACAGCCTAAGTTTGAGTTTGTATCACCGTCGCCTGACCTTGCATCAACGTTGCAGTTTTATGATAACTTAATGCGAGTATTTTTGACCTCAATAGGTGCCGATCCTAAAACTGTTTCTGGTAGCCTTGATGCTAAATCATATTCATCAGGTGTCGAGCGACTAATTGCCATGATTGAAAAGTTTGAGGCGTCAAAAGACGATATCGACCTTTACCGCTGGGCTGAAGAGAAAGTTTTTCACCTCTTTAGAAAATGGTCAAACGCTTATCAAGGTAGCGGCTTACTAGACGAGTCGTTATCGGGGCCGATCATTGGCGATGACGTTGAGATAAGCGTTAAGTTTAAAGAGCCTAAGGCTATTCAAACGCAAAGCGAGTTAGAAGACAGTGTGATAAAATTAAAATCGCAGGGGCTAATGACGCTGCAAATGTCTTTGATGCGTATCTATGGCGTTGACGCTGAAGTGGCCGACAACATGATTAAGGCGTTAGAGAGTGAAAACAAAGTCCTAATGCCACAGAATTTATTGGCACAAGCTGAGACTGAAGACGAGGCAGACGTAAATGGCTGATCCAAAGATCAGTAAAAAAAACATTTACCAAAAGATAAACTTAAAAGAATTATTTGGCGTTGATTTTGGTAATGATACAGACCTAAAAGAATACATTGGTCAGTTAATTATCGAACGCATTAGGCAGCGAACAGAGTCAGGCGTTGACATAGATGGCGATGCCTTTAAAGGGTACTCTAAAGCGTACAAAGAGAGTTTGCCATTTAAAGCGTTTGGTAAGTCAGAAGATGTTAACATGACTTTAAGTGGTGATATGCTGGGGCTAATGGACATCATAGACGAGAGTCGAAACGTTATAACCATTGGCTGGTCTGACGAAACAAATAAATTAAAAGCGGCAAATCATAACGGCGGCTACACATTGCCGAAGCGTCAATTTTTTGGCGTTAATGAAAAAGAGCTAAGGCAGATAGTTAAAGAGACTAAGGCCGACGTCAAAGAGGCTCTTAACATTAAAAAGACTGAAGGCGATACGGCTTATCAAGAGAAATTATCTGATCTAATTGGTAGTTTAAAAGATATCGAAGAGGGTTAACCTTGGCTAAAAGATTTTTACAGAAAAAGTTTAAGGGCTTTGATGAGCTACGCAAAGTTATTAGAATTGCGACAAAGGGCGGGGCCATTAAAAAAGGTATGTTTGAAGAGATTGCCGATTTCATGGTTAAAAGAATACAGGCAGTTACTCGTACAGGTTATTCAATAGCTGATAAAACTAGGATTAAGTTAAAGGGTTTGAGTGAATCTTATATTCAAATGCGTAAGGGTAAGGTTAGGTTTAGAAAAAGTAAGCAGGGCCACACCTATGCGTTACCTATACCAGACGAGCGTTTAGATAACGTTGATCCTAATTTTTTTAGACCTTCAAAGTCTAACCTAACATTTACAGGTCAAATGCTAGATGCAATTAGGTATGACGTTTATCCCGATCAATCTAAGATTGTCGTATCTGTGAATGATTCAGATAGGTATGGCGAAAAGCTAACTAATAAACAAGTTGCAAAACACGTTGCGGCAAACGGTCGACCATTCTTAGGTCTGGATCAGGTAGGGCTTGCAAGAGTATCTAAAATAATAAAAGCTACGATTAGAGAAAATTTAATAAAATCACGCTTGAAAAAGCGTTAACTAAAGGAGCATACTAATGACTGAGTCAAAAGGCGACAGTGTCGCGCCATCAAGTGTCAGTGACGCTAAAGTGGAGTCAACTCAACCAAACGCCACAGAACAAGAACGCAAGGACGCGGTAGCATACGACACTTATAAACGAGTGCTAGGCGAAAAGAAAAAGCTTGAAGAGAAATACGAGGCTATGATGGCCGAAGTTTCAACTCTTAAAGACGCTAAACTTGAATCTGAAGGTAAGACGTTGGAGTTATTAGACTCAACTAAGAAACGGTTATCAGAGACAGAAAATCGATTTAAAAAGGCGGTGGGTAGCTTTTCTTATCGGTTAGTTTCTAGTGCCATTTCACAAGAGGCGGCAAAAGTAGGCTGTACTAACGTTCAAGATTTAATCGCATTGTCTGATTTATCAGGCATTGAAGTCGATGACGATTTTGCAGTTAGCACTGAGCAGGTCAGAGATTTAGTAGATAAGCAGCGCCGCGAACGGCCCTACTTATTTGCTAAGACGGCGGCTAAAGCTAATGTCGGTGCAGGAGTTTCAACGCCTGATACTGCATTTGATATGTCGAAATTGTCGTTAACAGAACAGGCTAAATTAGCATTTTCACAACCTAAAAAGGGGTAAATTATGGCAGAAATTGGTTTAACAGAGGTAAGTGCCACACAACAAACTGTGGTAGCTTCTGTAGTTCAACAAGTATTAAAGCAAAAGAGTATTCTTTTGCCTACGATTTCAGATTATTCTAGCTACGCAGGTCCTGGATCAGTTGCGGTAAAAGTACCTCGACGTACTCAGTTTGCAGCTGCATCTAAATCTGAAAACACTGGTCTAACAGCACAAGAATTAACGTTCGCAGCTGATACTATCACTCTTAATTTGCATAAAGCAGTTTACGCAAGTCTTGAGCGATATGCCGCTGCTACTGCAAATGTAGACGTTAAAGCGCAAATCCTAATTGAGATGGCCGCTGAATTGGCTCTTCAAGTTGATAAAGATATTATCACTCAACTTAAACTTGCCTCTACTTCAGCGCCAGATCATTTACTAGATTACGCTAACACGCCTACAGATACATTAGCGCAAGCTGATATTCTTGAGGCACGTCGTCTATTGAACGTTCAAAACGTACCAATGGAAGACCGTTTCATTTGTATTTCACCAGACCAAGAAAAAGCCATGTTATCAATTGGCGATTTCGTTAAAGCAGATGCTTACGGCAATGCTGGTGGTTTGATGAATGGCGAACTAGGACGCATCTATGGCTTTAAAGTTATGATGCACACATCACTTGCAGCGGTTGACTCGTTGATTTATCACAAATCTGCAGTTGGCGTTGCGTTTGGTTTTGCACCAGAGTTTGGTGAAGTATTTAGCGCTACTAAAGTTGCTGACGAAATGGTTCTACATCATTTGATGGGTGCCTCAGTAATGGATTCAGGTAAACGTCAAGTATACTTCAACGGTACTGGTTCTTAATGTCTATAGTAGGTAACTCTTTACGAGTGCCAACTTTCATAACCGCACCGACTCCAAAAGAGTTGGTGCGGGCTATGTTGAAAAATAACTTAGATAACGGCATAGAGTTTACATACTTTGACATTCAA